AAGCGTAGAAAAGATCATATGTTTGTATCTGATTTACCTAAGCCAATCTTTGTCCAAGGTAAGAGTTTCTTAACTTTGGATGATCCTAATAAGAACTTCTCACTGAATATTCTTAAGCCTATTCAAGCTCATACAAGTATAGTTAATACCAGTTATGCAGCAACTTATGCTCAATGGGCACAAGTTTATGATTCATATTTAGATGATCAGTGTTACGTACCATTTTCTGGTTTTGCAGGTGCTGCAATGGCTAATACAGATGCTAATTTCCAACCTTGGTTTGCACCAGCAGGATTTACTAGAGGTATTGTAACAGGTGTTAATGATCTTGCATTATATCCTAAACAAAAGCAAAGAGATCAACTTTATAAGATTTCAACTAATCCAGTAGCATTCTTCCCAGGTGAAGGTTTTGTAATATTCGGTCAAAAGACTCTACTTAAGAAGCCAAGTGCATTTGATAGAATTAATGTAAGACGTCTGTTCTTAAACTTAGAAAAAGCTACAAGACAAACAGTTAAGTTCTTTGTATTTGAACCTAATACATTATTAACTCGTACTAGAGTGTTGAATACATTATCCCCTCTTTTTGAGAATGCAAAAAATACAGAAGGTGTTTATGATTTCTTAGTAGTATGTGATGAAAGAAATAATACCCCTACAGTAATTGATCAGAATGAGTTAATAGTTGATATATATCTTAAACCGGTAAGAGCTGCAGAATTTATATTAGTTAATTTCTACGCAACAAAAACTGGAGCAGATTTCAACGAATTAGTTGGTTAAACGTTTTTAGTTTATAAATATTATTATGCCTGATACTAAATTAACAGATTTAGAAATATTAACCCAACCTGCAGACGGAGACGTATTGTATATAGTCGATGTAGATCAGGATAAATCTAAACAAATTACTTTTACTAACTTAGTAGGTACAAGAGTAGATAATTTAAGTACTAGTTTTATTAATTTAAGTGCTGATTTAACAATTAATAGTGATGCTAATTCGGATAATATAACTATTGCTCAAGGTGATATAATTCAAAATACTACTGATATATTTACATTAAGTACAGATTCAATAATTTTATCTAGTAATGTAGCTGATTTAAGTGCAGATGTTATTGATTTACAAGATAGTCCTTTAAGTGCAGTGGATACTAATAAATTTAGCTTTGGTACTGCTATGACAGTTAGTTCAGGAGCTACTATTACTCAACACGTTACTACTTTTGGCACTGATATAGGAGATTTAGCAACAGTTAGTCTAAGTGCTATAGGAGGTTTAAGCGGTATTGAAACAAATTTTTACCCTATAAGTGCTAATGTATTCGAGTTATTATTAACCACAAGAGTAAACGATGATAGACTTATTACAATTCCGGCTAACACAGTTTTTACATATTTAGTAACTAGGAACCCATCAATATAATAATAATAAAGATTAAATAATTATATGGCAGATACAACACAGACAATTCAAGGTTTTTATACACAAGCACAAGCTAGAGATTTTGCTAGAAATAATTTGTTTAGAGTTTTAAATATTAATTTCGGCGGTGGTACTGAAGTAACTTTTGATGAAAATGATTTAGTATATGCAACTACTGCAGTTTTACCTGGTAAAACAATAGGTAATGTGCAAGTACCTTATATGGGGTTAAATTTTAATGTTCCAGGTACAATTACTTATGATAATAGTGAAGGGTATACGTTAACTTTTAGATCTGATGAATCTCATAATTTAAGAGAAAAATTCTTACAAGTTCAAGCTGATACATTTGATGATGCAGATAGTACAGGTAACTATTTTATGCCAACAGCTGACGCAGTTATTGATTTAGTATTATTAGATAAACAACTTGAAAGGGTAGCACAATATCAATTAGTAGGTTGTTCTATTCGTAATGTAGGTCCTCAATCATATAATGCTACAGGCACTGGAGAAGTAGTTGAATTTACAACTACAGTGGCATACCATTACTTTAGAAAGACAGCATAATTTTTAAAACATCTAAATTTAAAAGCTCTCTTTGAGAGCTTTTTTTATGCATAAATATTATTATGCCAGGTATTTTAAATTCTATAAACAATGCTGTTCAAGGTATTGCTAATAAAACTAATGGTCTAGTAGGTGGTTCATTAGCTCAACCTGGTTTAGGGTTATTTGGAACAAATTTACCAGGTGTACCTTTAATTAGTTTTAGAGATAGATTTTTAGATAGTTTAGAAACCTGGAATACTTCTATACCTCTTAACACTCAGTTTATAGTTTTAATAGATAATTTTCCTATTGGTTTAACAACAAATGTTTTACAAAATTTAGAACCTATTGTACAAAGTACAGGTTTTGATATTAATTTACCTAAAGCAACTCTTACTAATTTTAAGAGTCAAGCTATAGTAGGTTGTATTTTTACTAATGGATTTAATATAGGGGATGATAGTTTAGAAGCAGATTCAGCTAAAATTGATAATAATAGAGGGTTTATACAAGGAACTATACTAAAAAATAGATCAGATTTTGCTTCTAATAAGTTTACCTTAAGTTTAAGAGAAACTAATTCATCATTTGTCGATTTTGTTATAAGACCTTGGGTTATAATGGCATCTCATTTCGGAATGGTAGCCAGAGACCAAACTAATCCTGCAGAACGAATAAAAGATCCTAAAGTTAATTTAACCGTTGTTCAATATACTAGAAGTGATGCAGGTATTTCTCAAATACCAAGAAAAACTTGGAGATTTTATAACTGTGTACCTACTACAGTAAGTACTAGAGATTACCAATATGGTGGTCAAGAGGATGTAAAGAATTTTGATACTCAGTGGGTTTATGATAGATATGAAATAAGTAGTAATCTATATTTAAATGTAGGTGAGCTTATTAAAGCTATTAATCCATTCCCTTTCTAAAATGAATCAATATTTTTATGAAAATTATGAAATAACTGAATTAAGTTATTTTGAATATAAAAATTTAGTTAAAAATTTGTTTACTAATGATCCGTGGGTATTAAATCAAGTTTTTGAAAATACTTTAAAAAATTCAGTTAAAGGGGATAATGATATTAATATATTTGATAAAGTAAAAATATTATTGTTTTTAAGATCATTAACATTAGGTGAAAATTTTAATTTAACTTTTAAAGAAAAAAACTATAATATGGATATAAATCAAATTATAGATAATATATCTATAAATGAAAATATTATAGTATCAGATAAAGTAGTTCTAAAAAAATCTAATAGTTTTTATATAGAAAATATATTGAATGATGTTATATTTTCAATAGAAAAGATAATTTTAGATAATGGTGAAATTAATTTTACTAAATTAGATAATAAACAGAAAAATATTATTTTTAATGAAATATCAGATACAAATATATCTGATATTATTTCAAAAATAGCTAAAAATTTAAGAGAAGATAATCTTAATTTGTTTAATATGAAATTAAATTTACATAACGGTGATATATTACATTTTTTAAAAAATATCTTTAATACCGAATTAGATAGCTTATATGATTTAGAATATCATCTTATTAGAAATTTAAATTTAAATACTACCGATTTTAAAAACTATTCATTAAGTGAATTAAAAATATTAATTAATAAATTAAAAGATGAATTTAAAGATACAAAAAAATCTAGTGGTGTTCCTATAACCTAAATGTAAATATATTCATGTCAGATAGTAATTTTAACGATATTTTACAGCAGGTAAAAAATTTAAAAAAAGAAATAACTTTTTATTCGCCTACTAGTGATAAAGAATTCAAAATTTACCCTCTAAGTTTAAAGCAACAAAAAGATATACTAGAAAATAGCTTTTCTTCTACTTTATCTTTATTATTTTTTAATAATTGTATATTTAAAATTATTAAAGAAAATTTTAACGGTAATATAGATGATTTAGATACTGTCGATAGAGTATCAATTTCACTTTCATTAAGGAACAAAATTAACAATATACATAAAGAAGGTGATATTGAGGTTAATTTAAGTAATCTTATAGAAAAAAATAAAGTACCAGTTAATTTTCAACCTAAAGAAGTGGTAACTGAAGATTTCACATTTAAATTAAGAAAACCTAATTTATTATTAGATAATAAAATTAATAATATTATCTTAAGAAAATATAAAAATGAAAAAATTACTGATAATAATGTTAATAATGTTATAAGTGATCTCTACATATATGAATTAGTTAAATTCATTGATGAATTTCAATTTGGAGAAAATTTAATTAATGTTGAAGAAAATATAGATAATACGGTTAAAATTTTAAGTGAAATAGATTCTAATAATTTTAAAGAAGTTTTTAGTTATATAAATGCTCTTAGAGAATTAGAAAATAATTTAACTAAAATTCCTAACTCAGATGATAATATTTCTCTTACCCCGGACTTCTTTATAGTTCAATAGGGTAATAAATATTATTAATGAGTCTTGAAGCCCAACAAGTAGAAACATTATCTTTATTATCTTTC